AGGAAGCCCTGGATGCCCTGGACTTCAGCACCGTCCTGAAGGCCGCCCTGATCTGGTCCGAGTGCTACCATAAATACGGTCTCGTGTTGTCGGGGCCGGGATCAGATAAGGCCAAATCCGAGCTGTTCCTCCGCGCCGTCGAGGAGGCCGGGCTGGTGGGCGACCCCCGGCTGCAACTCACCGAGACAGAGAAGCGAATCAGCACCAACAAGAAGAACGCCACCCTCCTCCTGGAGAACCTGGACCCCGCTTCGCAGACCGCCCTGGTCCTTCGCAAGCAGCAGGAGTTCGAGGGCCTTCAGAAGCTCGTCACCAGCTATACCCGGCCCATGCTGTACGGCACTGCCAAGAACCCCGTCTCGTCCAGGCTGGTGCCCAATCCGGTTCGGGGTCGGGGTGCCAACAAGGCCGCCCTGATCGCCTACCCCTCGTGGTTCCCGGTCCCGTCCCAGTTCGACTCGGGCGCCCAGGGGGGCACTCTTCAGGGGCGCATCACCGCCAAAGGCCCAGCCCTTCAGACCCTGCCCAAGCACACCGAGCTGGGCAAGAAGCTGCAAGCCTGCTTCACCAGCCGCTACGACCCTGGCTTCCTGATTTCCGTGGACCTGTCCCAGATCGAGCTGCGCATCATTGCCCTGCTCTCTGGTGACCCCCGCATGATGGAGGAGTACCAGCAGAACATCGACCGGCACACCCAGACCGCCCAGGAAATCCTGCGGCACCTGCTCGCGTTGATGGAGGCCCGTGGCCAGGACACCATCCTCCTGGGGGAGCAGTATTACACGGTGGCCGAGATGCAGGAGTTTCTGGCCTCATCCCGACCCCGAAGCTACCCCCGGTTTGACCTGTTCCGCCAGGCCGGCAAGCACTCGAACTTCCTCATGGCCTACGGGGGGCAGGCCACCAAGCTCCAGGCCACCATCAACGACAAGCTGCACGTCGTCGTCCCCCTGGAGGTCTGCGAGGCCCTGATCGAGTGGTCCAACAACCGCTATCCCGGCGTCACCGCCTACCAGGAGGGGCTCGTCGAGACTGCCAAGCGAACCGGCCGGATCGCCCTCCCGCTGACCGGCCAGTCCCGCATGTTCATCGGCAGCCGGAAAGCCGTGGACGAAACCTACCGGAACGAGATTGTCAACTTCCCCATTCAGACCACGGCGGCCAACGTGCTGCTTGACATCCAGGCCAACCTGCGTGCTACCCTCAACCGACGACGCCGCAAAGTGTGCATCGGCCTGAATATATACGACGCCCTCTTCGTGGATGGGCCCATGAGCGAGTACGCCGGCACCATGCGGGCGATAGAGAAATGCTTCAGCCACTCAGAATACTATGAAAAACTGCAAAACCTTCTTGAACGCCGTGTACCGTTGGGTTATGAGATAAATGTACTGGTTCGCGACTCAGTCCGGCCAGTGCTTCACGGGGAGCCTACAACATCTACGATTGCAGTATGATGCCAGGGGGGTTCCTGTGATGACCAAACATGCTAGGGATGCTAGGGATGTTAGGGGTGCCAGGGGTGCGACCGGGGGGGACCGGGGGGTAAAGGGGTGGCTGATCGCCGCCCTGTCCGCCCTGGGGATTCCAGTGGGCGGCTGGGCGGCGGTTACCGCCTACGATTACGTCACAGACACAAGGGCCTCCGTGATCGAACTGGCTGCCGGCCTGCAAGTCCACATCAACACGGATGCCGTGCGGTGGGACGAGCTGACCAAACGATTAGATCGTATCGAGGACGGACAGAAGGAGATCCGTTCCGATGTCAAAATCCTCTTACAAGGGAAAGGAAGGTAGTACCGTGAACAAGCTGGTTTGTGCGGTTGTCCTGGCATGCGTGGGCCTTCTGGCGGCTGGGTGTGCCCCCAATACGGAGCCGATTGAGCGGGCGGCCAACGCGGCAATAGACAAGGTGATAGCGCCTGTGGTGCAGAAGGCCGGCGAGGAGCTGACCTCGCGCACCGCGCAGTTCCAGGGCCAGGGGTCTCTCATCAATCCGGGGTACAAGATTTCTGGTTTTGGAATCCTCGGAACCGGAGTGGTCTACGACCTGACCATCAAGGCAGACGGCTTCTCGGCTAACGTGGCAGGCGCTACCCAACAAGATGCAGGCCAGCCGGCCACTGTCCAGCCGCCTGTGAACCGCCCGGCCACCCAGCCGGCCGCCATCCAGAAAGAGGAGGTGCCGGCCAAGCCGGTGAAGTTCAAGCTCAAGAGGTGATCCAGGCCTAAGCCTAAGCCTGCGGGTAGTCAGAGGGGAGCCCAAGTCGTGGATGTTGGGGGGGACATCCAGGGGGACGTCCGAGGGGACATCCGGGGGGAGGGGATAGGAGGGGAGAGAGTTTTTCGGGGTCGGGAACTGGGGCGACGGAGGGCAAGTCCTGAAGTCGCCCCGTTCCTTGTCTAAGCTGAAGGGCTGAAAGGGAGCACGAATGAAACCCGTCAAGTGGCTGGCGTATTCATGCCTGCATGCACCTCTCACAGACATGGCCGCCTTCAACTGGATGATCGGCCAGATCGAAACCCACAAGCCGGACGTGATCGTGGACCTGGGGGATTCAATCGAGGCGATGGCCGCGTCCAAATTCAAGGATAGCCACGAGGCCGAATGGACCCTCCGGCACGAGTACGACACCCATTGCAAACTCAAGCAGGCCGTTCGTGAGGCCGCCCCCAAAGGCTGCCGGCTGGTCTACCTGCCCGGCAACCACGAGGACAACATCATGCGTCCCGGCCGCCTGGATAAGGCTGTCCGGGACGTGTGCAACTGGGCCGATCCCAGGAACCAGCCCGAGCTGACTCACTGGCATATCGCCGCCCAGTATAAATACTGTCGCGTCCAGGGCTGCTTCCGCATCGGCCAGGTCTGCTTCGCCCACGGCTACGAGCACAGTGGCAGCGGCGACGAGAACCAGGCCCTCTACCTGGGCAACGAGTACGGCCTGACCGTCCTGGGCCACACGCACCGCCCCACCCCCGCCATCATGCAGTGCCGCAAGGGCGTGGGCGTGCCGCTTCGCTACTACTATGCCAACGCCGGCACCCTGCGACAGATGGACGCCGACTACATGTCCCGCAAGCGCAAAGCCCTGTGGGGCCAGGCGGTCGTGGTGGGCGAGGCCTTGCCTGTGAAGTCCCCCCGCATGACCCGCTGCTGGTCCGCCCACGTAGAACTCTTCCGCATGTACGACGACAGCTTTGAACGCTGCTCAGAAAGGATGGCAAGCTGATGAAAGACTTACTTCAGTTGGTTGCGGTTCTCGTGCTGCTGTATGCGGGGATGGCTGTCGTCCTGGTGGCAGTATCCGGCTGCGTAGAGCGTGAAGCCGTGCGCATAGCACCCGGGGTGGAGGCCAGGGTCCAGCCAATTACGGTGAACCCGGAGGCGAAGGCTCGGGTGGAGGCGGAAGCCAAGGCCCAGGTCGCGGAGTTCGAGGCGTCCTATAGGCGGGAGCAGGACACCAGGAACACCAACGTGCAGAGTGGTACGGGCAACACCTAGAACTCCAGCGTGGATCAGTCGGAGCGACCCGTGGACAAGAACCTGCTGTGGGTGCTGCTGGCGGTCAGCACGATGGGAAGCTATCCGGTGTACCGTCTATTCGAGCTGTTGGAATCAGTGCTCGCGCGCGCACCCGCACGCGCGCGCCGGCGCGCGCGCAGGTAAGGCGGTCGGCCCAGCCGCCGACCCGGCGGTCGGCCTGGCGGTCGGCCCGGTGGCCGGCCTGGCGGTCGGCCCAGCCGCCGACCCGGTGGTCGGCCCTGGCCTCAGCCCCGCCCGGCGGGTGGCGGCGGCGGGTTCTGACAGCCTCTAAAAAAAATTGTAGAAAAATCGCCGAAAATATTTGCCCGGCGGCCGGACTTGGTGTATATAGTCTGTTGGCAGCACATACACACACAAACGCCCGCACACACGGGCAAAATCCCGCCAGGAAATCCAGTCGTCGGGAACTACGCTACCCCTACGGTCATGCTTTGTTTGGTTTGTTCGGTTCGTACCAATGTTCGTGTGAATGTTGGTACGAGCCTTGGAATCCTTTTGCCTGACGAGGAGATACTATGAGTACCCCGAAACCCCCCGACCCCGACACGAAGAGGCGGAAGGCCGCCCGCAAGGAGCAGGGGCTGTTCAATCGCTGGATAGTAGCCGGCTACCCCTGGTTCTTCCCGGACGAGGAGGCCAAACGCAAACTCCAGCTCGTCGCCCTCGACGAGATCACCGCCGAGCTGGCCATCATCAAGACCGGCCTGGCGGATGCCGCCGACTGCCTGGGGGACCAGGGCTGCTTTGCGATGGCCAGGGAGCTGAAGGAGTGCATCGAACGGCTGGACAAGATCGGCCCCGCCATCGTGGAGGACTACAGCACCCTCATCACGATGGCCAAGGTGTGGAAATTGGGCGGGGAGTATCCCGACCCCGACCCCATCCGCCCCGGTCTCCAGTCGACGGTGGACGGCTCCCGCCAGCAGGAACTCTTCGACTTCATCACCAGCATGTTGCAGGAGCTGCAGTGCTTCGTGTTCTAGTCACCCCTCGACACCAACCAGGAGGACAACTGATGTCAACCGCGTGTGAATCCTTGCCGGCCGACGTGGAACGTGGCGTGTTCGTGGTGCTCGAGGGCATGCCCTGTGCGGGTAAGACCACCCACCTGTTCTCGACGGGGTTGGCCCTGCACGAGCTGACCGGCCGGGTGCCGCGAACTACTGCGGACCCCTACGGTGCGCCCCAGCACACCCTGTCTGCCTGGGCCGTCCGCGAAGCCCGGCGCTTGCCTTCCGAGGAGCCCGCCATATGCGAGTGCGGTGACTGCCAGGAGTGCGTGGAGGACTCGAGGCCGTTGTTCGCCTCTCCCCTGGACACGGGCATGGCCTACATCGCCAACCGCGTCCACCTGTCCGAGAAGATCGACGCCTGGCTCGCTGCAGGCCATGACGTGGTCTGCGACCGCTGGGCGCACAGCACGCTGGCCTTCCAGGGCAAGGACGATCCGCACCTGGCAGCCATGCTGGGAGCGGTTTCGATGGACACCCTGGTGGTGATGCCCGACCTGACCCTCGTGCTGGACCTGCCCTTCCAGGAGTTCACCCGTCGCCTGAGCATGCGGGAGGCCGCTACCGGCACCCACCGTCTCGTGGATCGAATCACTCAGGCGGACTACGACAAGATCCGCCGCCGCTACTACGAGATGGCTCACCTGGCGTTCGATCACGACTGGGTGGATGACACCTACGAAGACCTGGAGCGGGGCATCTGCGTCATCAATGCCGCCCGCCCCGCCGAGGAGGTGTTCGCTTCCATCAAGAACACCCTCTCCAAGTTCTTCAAGGCCACCCGGGATAACGTCCGCCTGCCTTGCGTCGGAAGCATCACGTGATGGCATCTTTTGAGTGAGATGAAATGAAACGAGGTGACGGCATGAAGACTCCAGTAACAGTTCGGATATTCGACATCGTGGGAGGACCACTCTGCGTGTCCGCCGATGACGGCCAGCGCGTCCACGACAAGATCGTCCCGCTCCTGCGCGACGGAACGCCGGTTGTGCTTTCGTTCGAGCAGATCGAGACGTTGATCCCCGCCTTCCTCAACGCAGCCATCGGGCAGCTCTACGGGGAGTTCCCCGAAGAACGCATCCGTGAGCTGGTCTCCGTCCGCGACATGGACGGGGAAGACCAGGCGGTGCTGAAGCGCGTCGTGGACAACGCCAAGACCTACTTCAAGGCCTCCAAGGAGTTCGACCAGACGTGGAAGGAGGAGGTGGGCGATGAAGAATAACGCACACGATCTCGCCGTCTACGTCTACGCCTGCGCCTTCAAGGTTGAGGAGTGGGAGCTGGAGGTTCCCCGTCAGGAGTAATGAGCATGGCCCGCAACGTGGTAGTCGAAGTGGATTGTCGAGAGCAGAACCCGGTGTCCTTTCCGGCCACCCTGGTGTGGACGCCCAAGCGGGGCTCCCGCGAGGTGGTCCGCATCAAGACGGTCTCCAAGCGGCTGCCCTACGGGGACTACCGCCTGGCCCAGTACCCCAAGTGCTGCGTGGTGGAACGCAAGGCCGGGGTGGACGAGCTGGCCGCCAACCTGCTCAGCCGTAACGACCGGGTCCGCTTCAGCCACGCCTGGGCCAAGTTCAGCACGGGCTGCGATTACCCCGTGCTCCTGCTGGACAGCTCGCTGCACCAGACTGGCTCCTTCAAGTACGACGGGGGCAACCGCGTGGCCACCCCCGAAGATGCCATGAGTGCCTTCTGGCGGCTGGTCGTGGACTGTCCCCGCCTGACCGTCATCTGGGCCGGGACTCACCGCGTTCCCAAGCGGCGTACCCAGCTCGGGGCGGAACTCGTCCGCCTCATGCTGGCCTGCGCAGAGAGGGGTGCGTCGTAACCAAGCATTGTTTCAGATCGGAGATGGAAGTATCTCTTGCTACAGGAGAACAAGCATGTTGCCTAACGAAGAAAGCATTTTAGCCGAGGCGATGAAGCTGACCTCGGGGGATCGGAATAAAGCCTATGGAGAACCTCTCGACGATTATGGCAAAACCGTGGCCGCCTTCAACGCCCTGACCGGGCACAACCTGACCGTGGAGCAAGGCGTTCTCTTCATGGTCCTGGTGAAACTGTCCCGTGAGCAGCACAGGCCCCACCGGGACAACCGCGTGGACGCCGCCGGCTACATCCGCTGCCTGGACGAAGTCATCCAGGAGAAGGCCCGCCGATTCGGCCACCCGTCCCCGGAGGAGGAAGATCGCTTCGTGGATGAGCAGGACCCACAGGACTCCATCCGCCCGGCAAATCCAACATGGCAATGCTGTGATTGCAGGCTTTGCTTTGGGCCTCAACAGACCCCCCATCTCGACTTCCAGAAGGGCGCGGTCTGCGCGTCCTGCTGGCTGCGGCGAAACAGCACCCTTAACCCGGAGGTGGCCCGTGCCTGACCAAGTACTCCTCACTGATGAGCAGGTCAATTGGCTTGTCGCTCTTGTTCGAGCTGCGGAGGACACCGTGCGTAACGCTTCCTTGCCTGAGGAGGGGAGTGGCGATGAGATGTGCTCGGTTCGACTTAAAGACTTGGAGTGCCTCAGCGCGTTGGTGTGCCTCCCCACTATTCAGAAGGTGTGGCCTCTTCCCCCGCAGGAGGTGAACAATGGCTAATCCTATTGCTGTCGCAGATCCCGCGTTCAGGCCCCGGCACAAGAAGGGCAGGCCCCGCAAGGAGGAGGGCAAACTCCAGGTCAAGGGCAACCCCATCCTGCACTGGGATCACGAGTCCCTGGAGCTGCGGGGTATCACCGAGGCCCGGCAGGGAGCCACCGTCTACCAGATGAAGGAGCGTCTGCACGGCCCCTTCTGGAAGAACGCCAACCTGGTGGTCGCCCAGCCGCCCATCAGGAGCAGCGCCTGGAAGACCTGCCGGGAGTGCCCCCGCAAGTTCATGTTCAAGGAGCGGCTCGGCCTCCAGGTGGCCGGCTACGAGCCCGCCCTGTTTACGGGCGATATGTTCCACCAGCTTATGGCCGCCATCTACAAGGGTGGCAGTCTGGACGACCTGGGCCGCATCCTGGCTCATCTCGTGAGGGAGCAGGTGGAGACCCTGGGCGAGCTGACTGACACCGGCACGGGCCTCCTCCCGAATGGGCGCACGTTCACGGAGCAGGCCGCCACCGTGGAACAGGATGCCAAGCTGGCCCATGCGATGGTCCTGGCGTTCTTCGAGTTCTATCCCCTGGAGACCCTGCTCAAAACCTACAAGATCGTGGAGGTCGAGCGGGAGTACGCCATCAAGGTGCCCGGACTCACGGTGCCCCTCGTGATCCAGGTGGACCTGCTGCTCAAGAACCTGCGAACCAACGAATATTGGATCGTGGATCACAAGACCACCAGCCTGAGCCCCAAGGTCCGAAGCGAGACCATGCCCTTCGAGTTCCAGCCTCGACTCTACAAGTGGGTATGGGCCTCCTACATGGACGCCGAGACCCCCGAGGGCGAGCCCCCCGTGAAGCTGGGCGGTACCATGCACAACATCGTCCGCAAGCCTACCATCCGCTTCTGTGCCAAGGACGCCGACTTCGACGCCTACGTGCAGCGGGTCCGCGAATGGTATCAGGAGCAGGCCCTCAAGGACCCCAATGACCCTCCCATCCTCCAGAGCGTGGTCCGTCATACCGGCCCCGTGCTGGACGAAGAACTCCTGGTGCAGGTCCACCAACTGAATCGCTACAGCACGGCCGACCTGGACCTGTGCCGCTTCTACCGTGATGACTCGGGCTGCTTCAAATTCGGCCGCAAGCCCTGCCCCTACCTGCCATTGTGCCGGTCGGAGCACCGCTTCCAGGAGTGGCCTCAGATGATACAGACCTCTTACGTGCAATCTTTCCGTCCCTTTAACAGTGAAGAGGAGTGACCCCATGCGAACCGTGAACCGAATGTCCCCACGCAACTCAAGCACACCTCCCAGCGGGAACGGACGCACTACACCGTCCGTTCAGCCTTCGGTCGAGCAGGGGCCGGACCTTGCCAACCCGGCCCCCGCTCCCGAGGCTTCCACCCAGGAGGTGTCCCAGGGGGTGTCCCAGGAGGTGTCCCAGGAGGCCCCCCAGACGCTGAACAGCCCGTTCAGGCCCAAGCCGCTCAAGGCCGCCTTCCAGGGCTTGTCCGTGTCCTACGGCTACAACCCCCGGCTGCCGGAGCGTGCCCGCATCTACCTGCTGGGCCTCCGCAAGCAGTTCAAGTCCTCGTTTGCGGCCTCCAACCCGGACGCCTGCATCCTGGACTTCGAGGGCGGGGCCAATGCCGTCATGGCTCCCCGTGCCTACGTGTGCAACCTGTCGGCCACCGCCACCGCCGAGCCGGGCACCCCGGCCTACGAAGCGGAGCGGGCCTGGCTCAAGATGCCCGTCCTCGAACGCTACGCCAAGATCAAGGCCCAGCTCATCGCCGATGCTTCCACCAAGGACCCCCAGTTCAAGACCATCGGGTTCGACTCCATCGACATGTTCATTGAACTGCTCATCACGGACTTCTGCCGGGAGGTCGGGGTCGAGCACATCGGCGACTATAAGAGCCGCGGCGCAGGGTATAACCGTGTCCTGGAGCGGCTCATGCGGGAGCTTCAGGACTTCGAAGAGGCCGGCTACGGGCTTATCATCGTGGCCCACCTGGGCGAGAAGACCCTGAACAACGGCGACGACTCCCAGCTCATCATCCGTCCCCGCATCAGCGACTCCTTCCACAAGGGCCTGCTGATGAAGGTGGACCAAATATTGCAGATCAGCCTGACCTCCATCAGCGTGCCGGCCAAGGTCGCCAAAACCTTCAACGGCAAGACCATCATGGTGGACGACAAGGAGAACCGCGTCACCAAAACCGAGGTCCTCCTGCGATCCATCCCCACCCCCGAGAACCCCGAACGGGGCTGCCGGGTCCAAATCCCAGACAAACTCCAGTTGCCCCTGGCCGACGCTTGGCAGACCTACGCCCGTGCCTACCGAGCCGAAGTCCGCCGGGTCCGTGCCTCCCTGGGCCAGGACCCCAACGTCGCCCCCTGGGCGGAGGAGGAGGAGTCCGCATGACATCCGACAAGAAACCCCGCTGCCGACACTGCGTGAAGTTGCCTACGGACTGTCTCGGGTTCCTGAATCCGCACAGGAACGGCCGCAAAAGCTGCCACACCGAGCAGGACGCCGTACAAGGCACCATCTCGGGGGACGAGCTGGACTTCATCCTGGCCTGGGACGCAGCGGAACGCCAGGTGGGACGCCGCCTCCGCAAGACCGAGGTGCTCCAGATTTTCCGCAGCCTGGGCTACGTGTCCCAGGCCGACGCCTCCGACCGCTACGAAGCCGGTTACGACGACGGCTACAACGCCGGACTCGCCGACCGAGAAGTGCGAGGTGTCGCCTGAGTGAAGTGAAGTGCAGTGAAGTGAAGCGAGGTGAAGTGAGTGGAGTGCAGTGAAGTGAAGAAAGTGAGGTGAAGAGAGTGAGGTGAAGTGAGTGAAGTGAAGTGAAGTGCAGTGAAGTGCAGTGAAGTGAAGAGAGTGAGCGTGAACCCCCGGCGTTCGGGGGACAGAAATAGTGGGGTTGTGTAGACCCAACTGTCAATTTATGAGAGGATTTTTTTGAGAGGAGACATGCAGATGACCGAGCAAGTCAGTGATGCCATGTTCGAGCAGCTTGTGGCCGCCTGTCAGGAAGCCTACGAGAAGGTGTCCTCCGACCGGCGCTGGATGCCCGATCCGGGCGAGTACGATTGCATCTTCAAAGACCTCAAGACCGGGGTGGCCGAGACCAAGGACGCGGCCAAAACCAAGTACCTGTACCTGGTGCCCGTCTTCGAGATTGCCGAGGGCCAGTTGGCCGGCGAGACCTTCGAGGGCGAGTTCTACAGCAACCGGGACGCCCGCGCCTTCGGCCGCCTCAAGGGCTTCATCGAGACCATGATCGGCGAGCCCTCCACCGTTCTGCGGGATGACCTGGAGACGGTCAAGGGCATGACCGGCCGGGCAATGGTCAGGGTGGTGGTCAAGAACCGCCAGTACAAGGACAAGAACACCAACGAAATCAAGACCGCCACCAACGTGTACGTGAACGAAGTCTACGCCGACGCCGCTTAAACCCGGCGCACGGCTGGCCCAAAAGGGGAACCATCCAGTGTGTAACGAACAACCGATGTCCCCCGAGGAGACCAAGGACCGCAAAATCCAGCAGGACAAGGGCTGGCGGGCTCAGCTCGATGCCATCCTGCGGGATTTGAAGTATTGGACCCGCTGGGGACCCGGCTGTCGTATCAGCCGCGAGCGGTGCTTGGCTATCACCAAAATCGAGGAGGCCATCATGTGGCTGGATATGGACCTGAAGGAAATCAACAACGGGGTGACGCGCCACCCCGAGGGGTGCAACCCTGGGTCCGACGTGGTCCATCCGGTCGCTGACGGCCTGAAGAGATAGTGGAGGCCCGTGCAGGGGCGGGCCGAAGGTACAACCGGACGCCCGCCCCCACAACATTCGCCAAGTCGCAGACGTAGTCAGTGAACTGGAGGTGATTGGTCTCAGAGTCTGCGACGGGGACCCAGTAGCTCAGTCGGTAGAGTGGTGCTCACTCTTGGCATTCTTGGGCAGCATGAGCACAGGTCGCGGGTTCGAGCCCCGCCTGGGTCCTTTTGCTGGCCGGGGCAAGACCGGCCTGACGCAGTCGAGGGGGGAGAGAAGCCCGTGTGTAGTTGAGAGGTGTGTAGACGAGGTGTGTAGACGCGGTGTGTAGTCCCCCCGGTCGAAGTCTGGGCCGAGGGCGAGGAAGGGGGGTAGGCATGACGCCTGCCAGCACGACAGACACAGAAGACGCGCCCGCCATTGACGGGCCGTTGATTACTGCTGCAAAGCTGAAAAAGCCCGCTCTGGTTGCGGAGCTGTACCTGGAGGACCAGTGGCTCCACCAGGGCACCCGCAGCCTCCAGCTCTGGCAGGGGGGCTTCTGGGCCTGGCAAGGGGACCACTACACCTCCCTGCCCGAAGGCCGCGCCAAGAATGCCATCTACCGGTGGTTGATTCTGCACACCGGAGGGAACGCCACCGACCGGGACCGGGACCGGGTCTACGAGGCCCTGTGCGCCCTGTGCGATACCGGCCGCGTCCAGGACCCGCCTGACGCCCCCTTCTGGGTGGACACCGGAGAGTCTGACCCCAACATCGTATCCCTGACCAACGGGCTGCTCGACGTGGAAGCGGCGGCCACCGCTACCACCCCGGAGGGGAAATTGGGAGCCCTTCAGCCCCACACACCCCGCTGGTTCACGCCCAACGCCCTGCCCATCATCTATGACCCCGAGGCCCAGTGTCCCCGGTGGCTGGCCTTCCTGGATGAAGCCCTGGACGCCGACACCGAACGCATCGCCCTGCTCCAGGAATGGTTCGGCCTGTGCATTACCCCGGACACCCGCTACCAGAAAATCCTCCTGTTGCATGGGCCTCCACGCTCCGGCAAGGGCACCACCACCACCGTTCTGCGTGCCCTGGTGGGCGAGCACAACCACGTAGGCTCCGAGTTCTCCAGCCTGATCCAGCCGTTCGGCCTTCAGAACTTCCTGCACAAGACGGTGGCCGTCTTCGGGGACGCCCACATGGGCGATCTGCCTGCCCGGCGCGTCCTGGAACGTCTCAAGGCCATCTCCGGGGGCGACGTGGTGCCTATCAACCGCAAGTACAAGCCCGAGATTTCCGTGCGGCTCACCTGCCGTATCATCATTGCCACCAACGAGGAGCCCTCCTTCGACGACCGAGAAGGTGCCCTGGCCAGCCGGCTGCTGTTCCTGCCGTTCATGAACTCATGCGAGGGTCGTGAAGACCCCACCCTCGAAGCCCAGCTCCTCACCGAGCTGTCCGGTATTCTCAACTGGGCCATCGCCGGGCTCCAGCGACTTCGGCAGCAGGGCCATTTCACGACCAGCGCCGTAGGCTCCGAGGCCCTGAACGCCTTCCGGGTCCGGTCCAACTCGGCCCTGGTGTTCGCACGCAAGCATCTGGCTTACGTCCCCGACGCGCTTACCTCCAAGGAGGCCATCTGGCGCAAGTACCAGGCTTGGTGTTCCGACGAGGGTCTGACCCCCCTCTCCCGTACCCAGGTCGGTACCGCCATCACTCAGATTTTTGGAAACCGTGTTCGTACTGTTCGACCTTACGGGAAGCCCAGGCACTACGCCAACCTGGCCTTCCAGAATCCGTCTACGAGTTGACCCTCTTTTGAAAGGTTTGAAAGTTTTGAAAGGTTTGAAAGTTTTGAAAGGAGGCTCACGATGACAATGACTCTGAACCCCCACGACCCTACTGCTGAGCCGCGTTACCGGCCCCTGCCCTACTCTCGGAAAGGCACGGGCGGCGCACCCCGGAAGCCCTTCGATTTCACGGCTCACTCCCGACCCCGAACCCGCCGGGATGATACCGTGGTGGTCGTCCGCTGCTGGATGTGCGGACGGCCCCTGACTCACTCTCAGATCGCGGCCCGCTTCGAGTTCCAGGGCCACTGGCGGCACACCTGCGAAGACTGCGAACCGGCCTTCAACCGGGAGGTGGTCATCCCCGCCACGGACGGCCGGCCCGTCTGCTACCGTAGGAACCGCCTGGATCGTGTCCGCATGAGAGTCACCGACCGGGACGTGGCCGCCCTGGCCGACCGCTGGGCCGCCGACAACACCCACGTCACCAACTGGAACTGACAACCGCCTTGTGGCCCTCAGAGGGGATTTGTGTGAAATCGTTACCTGTTAAGTCCATTGTCAAACGGAGGTGATCATGTCAAACACTAGAGTCCGACCTCAGTACGCCAACATGCCGACCACACCGGGCCAGTATGAGACGGTGGTGGTTGATCCCCCGTGGCCTGTGCAGAAGTTCCCCCGGCGAGTCCGGCCCAACCAGACCCCCGCCCTGGACTACCCGACCATGAGCGTGGAAGACATCAGGGCGTTTCCCATCGACGCCTGGGCCAGCCCCCGTGCCTACCTGTTCTTGTGGACAACCAACAGATTCCTGCAAACCGCCGGCACCATCCTGGGCGCCTGGGGCTTCAAGTACCATGCCACCCTGGTGTGGTGCAAGGAGACCGGCGTGTGCCCCTGGTCGCCTTTCCAGTTCTGTACGGAGTTCGTCCTGTTTGGGTGTCGAGACGGCAAGCGGTTCCGCGAATTCCCGATGGGCACCCTCAAGACCCACTTCGCGGCCCCCGTCACCCGGCACAGCGAGAAGCCCTCCATCTTCTATAAGATGCTTCTCCCCATCACCCCCGAACCGCGTATCGACCTGTTCGCCCGCACCCGCCACCCCGGCTGGGATTACTGGGGGAACGAACTTCCACCCCCTGGAACCACTTGGAACTAGGAGACTCACATGATAACCGCCACTGACAAAGCACTGTTCTGGATCGCCGTTATCAGCCTGGTGATTTGGCTTCTACTTGGAGAAAGGGAAACCCTATGACTCTCGACAATCGCATGCACTGGATTGAGTGCGAAATACGCCACGAGCAGCAGCCTGGCGTCCACACTTACCACCTGTGCCCCGAGTGTGAGACCTACCAGTGTCGCTCCGTGAAGTGCGCCGCCTGCTGGACCCGCGACCTCGACCGCCTGCGCCCGCACCACGGCGACTGCGCCGGCGAGCCAGTCATGAGCGATTCGGGGTCGGGAACGGAGGCCCAAAAATGATGAACACCACCCTACTCAAAAACATTCAGCTCACCCGAGAGGAGGTCGCCCAATTATGAGGCTTTCCTGCGCCGGGCTTTCCCGGAAGATCGTAGAGACAACAGGCCCGCTGTCGGACGCAGACGTTGCCAGTCTATTTGGCCGTAACAGCGTCCTACGTGCGGCGGCAGATGCCCTAACAGGAGGTCGATGTCCCGTGGGTCTACCCCCAAACATGGGGGGTAATTATTCCCAGCCGCTGTAGGGCTCGAAGGGAGACAGGGACGGACGGGGTTTCTGGCCCAGGTGGTCGGCACGGAGGACGCCCTTGGAGCCCTCGCCGTCGATGGCGTTCCGCAGGGCCTGGGTCTGGGGTCCTTGAGGACGGCTGCGGAAAGGATCACGCTTCTTGACCGTGGGGGTAGCCGGATTCGAGAACAGGGCGGGATCGACCCCCAGGAACTGCTGGGCCGTTTCCCCCATTGCCACGGCGATCATCTGTCCGAACATGGGCCGGACCTCGGGCGGCAAGGTCTGGAGGACCCGCTCGATTCGCGTGATGTCGTGGCGGGCATGGATGGCCTCGATGTCGCTGGGCTTCACCGCGATGTCGCCCGTGTTGGGGAAGTTCCGCTTGTACTCCTCGTTGAGGGCACGCGCGCCGGCCATGTCGTTGGCGGCCAGGCGTTCCAGGTAGGCCCGGCGGTAGTCCCTGATCTTGTCACGCTGTTTGACCAGGTATTCGACCAGCTCGGCCTCGGGGTCGCCGGCCAGGGTCTTCCAGCCCACCGCGTCCGCGATGAGGCGGGCGGTGCTCTTGAAACCCTTGAGGCCGCCGTCCGCGCTGTAGACGGGGATGGTGCCGTCCGGCATGGGATGGTTGTAGTCGGCGTATTCCCGGCCCAGTCGCTTGGCCAGCTCAGGACTCAGGACGGTGGAGGCCCGTGCCAGGGCGACACCACCGGGGACCAGCAGGGGTAAAGCCCGTTTCGTGCGGGACCAATCGCCCTTCTCGCCGCCCCCCGAGAACATGTCCGCCGCCACCGCGCCGGGGAGGGCCAGGATGGGCGGCACAAACGGGAACGGGAAGAACGGCTGATCCTCCCCGTGGGGCGCGGGCAGGGCTTCCCACAAACCAGGCAGCTTCAGGCCGGCAGCCGCACCCGCCCCATAGAGAAGGCCCGTGGCGGTCAGCATGCGGCCCATCGTTCCCCAGTTCTGGCCGCCGATGATGGGCCAGGATTCGGGGAAGGCTTGCGCCCCGGACCCCAGGGCACGGCCGTGAGACAGCAGCAGTTCGCCTATCGCGCGGGGGAACTGCACAAACTGCCTGAACGGAGCCCACCAGTTTATCATGCCCACCCCGGTGTTAGTGAGGCCGCCGGGGAATTGCGTAATGTTTACAATCTGGCGGGCGAACTCCTTGGCACTCACCGCGTCCAGGCCCTCAGCCAGGGCCTTCATCATGGCACTGTTCCAGGCCCACAGCTTGTTGAAGCGTTCGGTGGCCGTGAACAGGCTCATCATGATAGCCTTGATGGTCTCCACCTTGGACATCGCGCCCACGCCGCCGGCCTTGGCACGACGGATGGCGGCCAGGGCCTCGATCTCCGAGACCGAGCCGATGTTGGCGTACTCGGGGAAGGCCATCTCGAACGCCTGCTCCACGCTGCGGCCCTCTTTGGCAACCAGCTTGGCGAATCGGTCGATGCCGGCCAGTGTCTTGCGCAGGCCACCGAACAGATACTTGCCCTCCACCACGCTGCTGGTGGTCAACAGGTTCTGCATGATGTTCAGGGCCGCAGAGGGCACGTTCAACCCCAGCGTGCTCAGGTAAAAGTAGGACGACAGCTTGGCCCCGGCCGTCTTCCACGACAAGTCCTGGATGCTGGGGCGGGCCAACTGCTTAAGTATCCAGTCGGCCTGCTTCTCGCCTATCGCCTTGCGGACGTGGGGGTTCTCGAAAAATTCGGCGGCGGTCTTCTTGAGGCCCGACCAGCCCAGGCTGTACATGGCTTCGGAAGGGGTCAGCTTGCCCATTGCGGCCGGCACAAAAGTCTCTATGGCCAGGCGGGTCTTGATGGGGTCGCCGGTTTCGGACATCCGGCGGACTTCCTCCTTGATGAGTGGACCCCAGCCCTCGATGGTCCAGGCCACGGTGCGGCCGACCGAGTGGGCGTAGTGCTCCATGACCGCTATCGGCCGCAAGCTGTACTCTCGGACCACGGGCACCACCACGCCGTCTACCACCTTGGTAGCCTTGGACAGGGCGGTGAGCACCTCTGAAGTTTCGGGCGTGAATTGGTCGGCGATTTCCAGGAAGGTACGGGCCTCGGGGATCATCCTGCCGAAGCGGCGTTTCAGCTGATCGGCCAGGGCAGGCGTGGCGTCTGAAAGCGTCTTGGCCTCGGTCTCACCCAACGCCTCGGAGACCAATTCACGCCACATCCGGACGTTCTTGCCGCTGGCCTCGTGGACTCCGACGTGCGGATAATACCCGTCCAGGATCATGGCCACGTTGGCTTTGGTGAGACGCTCCTTGCCCATCGCGGCGGCCTGCTGAAGCCGGCTGTAAACCTCTTCGCCATCCAGGCCCATCGCGTCCAACTGCTTGATGAACAGCGACCGCTGCTTGGGATCGGTAATAGCCTCGAATTTCCGGAGGATGATGTCGGAGGCTTCCCTCAGGGCATCGGTGAGCGACTCCTGGAAGCCGGCCGGCACCAGCGCCCGCAGCCCGGCCTCGTTGCCTATGCCCACCCGTTCGATCTTGGCAGCCCATTCGGGCCCCAAGTGTTTTCTGGCCAGCTCGCGCACCAAGCGCCAGGTGGGATGATTAGGGTCGTACATGCCCTCCCGCACCATGACGGCAGCAGCTCCCTCACGGAAGGTCAGGGAACGCCCCAGGGTGGCCTCCACCTCCCAGAGCCCGCTGGCCAGCTTGGTCAGCACCTTGGCCCTGAAGTTGTGAAACGAGTCCAGGACCCCGTGCAGGTACTTGAGGAAAGGCGTCCCCCTGAAGATGGACTCCGCACTCTGGAGCCGCCAGATGATGGGGGCCAAGGCTTTCTCGTAGCCGGCCACCGCCTTCGAGAAGTTGAACATGTTCTTGGCCAGGGGCACCCGGTACTTGAAGGCCAGGACGGCACCGATCACCACCAGGGGATTGGCCACCGTCCTCAGCACACGGGAGAAGGGGTCGTCGCCTTTGGGCCTCCACCCCTCCTCGGTCATCCCCCGCTGGCTGGGGCTGAGCCGTTGAGGGTCGAAGAGGGCGGTAACCGCACCGCCGGGGTCCAGGCGGAGTACATTCTCGGCCGCCATTCCGAAACGGTCAAACCCCACCTCCGGCACGTAAGTCCAGTTGGCCATGCTCTCCCCTTACTGAAGTGCGGCCAGCGTACCCAAGACGGCGGGATCGGAGGCCATGTCATCCAGGTGGACGCTCTTGGCCGCTTCCATGTTAATTCGGCCACCAATCACGCCTTCCGACCGCGTGAGTTCCGGCAGTCCCATCAACATCATGCCCAGCCCCGGATCGTTCTTCATCACCAGGGCGTGCCGCTTGGCCACCAGATCATTCAGGACCATCTCGGCACGAGCGTTCTGCATCTGTCCTGTACGGGCGAGAATCTGGAGTTCACGCTGCCGGTTGAACTCACGGGCCTCCTTCTCCAGCTGACGCTGATAGTCCCGTCCGCTGGCCTTCTCGTAAGCCCTCCACGCCAGCGGGGCCAGGCCCACCACCTCCAATCCCAGCATCGGCATCCTGCGCAACGCCTTCCGCAGCAGCTTCGGCGCATGGGTGAGTATGCCCGCCGACTGCTCCGCCCCTGCCGCCGTCCCTGCCGCCGTCCCCGCCGCCGTCCCCGCCGCCGTCCACGCCGCCCGCGCCGCCTCCGCTGCCTTGTCGGCCTCAGACTTCAGGACAATGGCCCCACGCTCGGGGGGCATCTCGATCCGATAGACACCGCGGGGCGGGGGCGGGGGTCCCACGTAATCCTTACGGCCCTTGGCCGCCGCGTACTCAAGCTGCCGGCCTTCGGCAGTCTTCGCCTTCCAAGACGCCATCGCCTCGAGCGGAATAAACATACCGGACTGCACAGGCTTGCCTTTGGTGGCTACATTGCCCACGGTGCCAGCCATGCGGGCAGTTGCGGGACTCGCCGCACCAGCCGCGCCCCCCTCCAAGACAGCTCCGGCAGAAGGGCCGACAGACATGGTGGGGGTTTGGGTACGGGCGGCCCGAGCCGCCTCTTTAGCCAACATGTCCAAATTGGCTTCAGCCTGTCTCGCACCCATCTGAATGACACCCTCCAGAGGCTCCAGCAGGTCGTCACTCATCAGGGCCTTAATGTTGAAGCTGTAGGTGGGCAACACCTTGTAGACAGGCAGCAGCTCGCCTGTTCGAGGTGAAAGTCGTGTCCCCACCTGGACTTTGCGCTTGCCCACACGCATCAACACGCCGTCGTCTACCAGCTGGTCCAGGTGTTCCGGTTTCACCCGGAGGGCGTCGGCTAAAGAGAACTCGTCCCACTCTTTGGTAAGGGCTCGGACAATGGGTTCGTCCCTCAAAGCCGGGCTGATGATCCCCTCCTTAGACAAGCCGGTCGTCCCCCGCTTGCGAAGGTCCTCTGTGGACATGCCGGTGAGCCGCTCCAACAGAGTGTCAGGGTCATCTGTGTAGCCCCCGAATTCGGTAGACAAGGACATGCCTTCGGCCGAACCATAACCGGAGGTGGATTGTTCCAGTAGAGTGTCGATTTCCCTTCGGAGTTTGCGGGCGACAGAAGGCTTCACCTTCTCAGTAGGCATCTTCAAGGCATCGTCGGGGATGTCTACGCCTAACTCCTTCTTGGCGACCGCACGCGCCCACTCCCAGCCACGAGCCATGTCATCAAGAGTGGCCGCCTCCCCTGGCCCATAGAGGTCAAGCGTTGTCCGCAGGAATAATTCATTCAGCTCTTGGGCCAAATCTTGTGGGGACAGCTCTTTCAACAGGGCCTTGTTGTCTCGAACAGCCGCATAGAACCGTAGCTTCAACTCCTTGTTCAGCTTGAGTGGTGCCGTGGGCATCGGCCTTCCCACCGTCAGCGGGGGTTCATTTTCCGCACTAGCCAGAATGGCGTCCGTGTGAGGATGAACACTGGCTTCAAGAGTGCCTGCCCTGATCGTCGAAGTTCGCGGGTTGTAGGAGGTTCCGCGCGCACGGATCTCCTTGGCCGCATCCGAGTCAAGGTCCTGAACCAGGAGTCCCTGGTATTCCGCGTTGGCTTTCCTCCACTCTTCGACAGGGAGAGGCGACGCACTCCAGTCGCGGATAATGACTTCCGGCACCTTCTGATCGGTGTAATCCTGGATGATTCGGGCCACGTCCTCAGCACCCCAAGGGATTTCCTCGAGGGTGAGCAGTCCATTGGTAGATCGCACTACAATAGCATTAGCCAGCTCGAACAACTCGTCGGGTTTGGCCTTGCGATACTCGTAGTGCGTGATCCCGTCGATGATAGCGGCCCGCAACTTCCGAGGCAGTCCGGGAGCTTTTTCGACAGCTTCCGGAATCACGATCGGCCCGGTAATCTTGAGGCTGGAGGCGGCCTTTTCTGCCACCTCTTCCAAGTGGTCCTTACGAGCTTGCCTGGCGAACCAGTCCGAAATTTTCTGGTCTCGGGCCTTTCGCTCGGCAGGCGTCAGAGACTTCAAACGACTGAGAATCTTTTCTTTGCGGGCAATCTGGGACTCCAACCGAGTCAACTCTACCTGCTGGCTGACCGTGAGAGGTTTGGGTTTCTTAGGCTTGACCAGCTTTCCGGTTTTCTCGGATCGCCTGTATCCCAGGAGTTTCCGCCGTTGCCCTCTGAGGTCCTCCAGTTCCTCCCGTAACTTACGGATCTCCTTGTCGGTAGTGGTCACCGGGGTCGCTGCGGTGATTACCGGCTGTGGTGAGACTGATTTCCCCCCTTTGTCCGTCTTCCGGCTGAACACCGGCATGGTGGGGGGGTTTTTCGGCAGAGGCAGCCCCCCCTTGCTTTCAGGTGTCGGGGTTGGGGTCGGGACACTAATAGGCGGAGCAGGGATGTCGGCGGGGTCTGGCTCGTTGGCCGCCATGCCCAGGGCTTGTGCAAACAGGTCGAGGGCCGCGTTCTCACGCTCCTCCAGGTCGATCTCGGCGGGTCTCTTCTTCCTCTTCGCCATTGGCCTTTCCCCCGCGACTCCGAATCATGGTATCCCGGACAATGAACAGGGCCAGCAGAAGCACCCTGAAAGAACCATCACCAGGGCTCGATCTACCTCCGCCGGCATGAACCACCTCGCTACATGGCCAGAAGTTGGGCGAGGGTCATGGCCTCACCCGCTTTAGCC